CTAGGGTTGCACCAGCCAAGCGTCTGTCTACATAAGGGAACCATTGCTTGAGATACTTAACTACATCTCGCTCTGCTCCTGAGCCTTTCGCTTTGGCTGCGCTACTCATTCGTTAGGTTCGTCTCTAACTTCTGTTAGTTCCCAACGCCCTGTCTCTGCTTTCTTTGCACGTTCTTCTGCTATTGCTAACGAAGAAGCACGAATAACTTTTACTTTGTATTGCGAGTATGTCACTCTATACTTTGGCATTATACTTTCATCTCCACTTGTCTATAGTCTCTGACTACATCCTCTAAATACATAGAGGCTGGGTCAAATGATAAAGATACGTATGTGTTACCAGTAAAGTCTGCTTTACCATAACGGTTTTTAACAGGGGCTACGCATAGGTATGCGTCTGGCCCTTGCATCATTTGTCCTACTGTCAACACCATAGCAGGTACTTGACTTACCATACCCTGCAACGCTGAGCGTGGCTGACATGGGAAACCTTGAGCACCTTCTTTAGTATGGTGTAACACTAGTACACATGCATTGGTATCTCTTGCAAGATACTTGAGTTCTTTCATAACCTGTCGCATAGCAGCAAACTCTTCTCCGCCATCTGTTGCTATGTCCATAAGGTTATCTACTACGATAAGCGTTGGACTTCTACCCCACATAGTTTCAAATGCAGATACTTCTGCATCTAAATCATTAAGGGTAGGGCTTGGTTCGAATGACCAGTATAAATTAGAGAACTCTCGTAAGAGTTCTTCTGCTTTCTTAGGCTGTGTTTTTAGCATGTGTTCTGCATGTGCTTGGCTTATCTTTGCTTTCATAGCAAGCAAGCGCATTGCCATAGTGTGTGCATTAGTATCAGCAGAGAAGTATAATGTTGGTTGTTTTAGTCTTGCTGCGATATGTAATGCAATAGATGACTTACCTGCGCCTGGTGTACCAGCAATTACTGATACCTCAGCACGGCGAAAGATAATACCTTCACGTTGAAACGCCTGAAATGGTGGGGCTAATGGCTCCCCACCTACCTCAGGCTTGCCAATACTACGGCGTAATGTTTTCATTTATGCCTTTGTTTGGTCGGCTTGGAAACTATTCCACTCTGCTTGATTTTGTTTGATGTATTGAGTAGTACATTTAGTCGTGTCACCCTGCTTAGCAGGGCAGAAGTAGCCCTTGTATGGACCGAACTTACCTGTTAGTCCATGGATGCGTGTCATTGTACCGTGAGGACAATTACGTGAGCCTGCACCCATTGATGGTGCAACGAATGCTGGTGCTGTATCGAATGAATCTTGTGGTTGTACCACACCACCAAATGCAGTAGCAATTGCTGCTACCTGTGGATTGGGTGGTACTGCTGCATTTACTGCAAGCACATTGCGGATGGCTGCTTCTAGTTCTTGTGTTGCTGCTGCAAGAGAAGCAATAGACAATGCAACACGTTGGTCTAGTTCTTCTGCTGTGTCAGCACGTAATGTAACAAGAGAACCTGCTACTGATTTAACTGTGATACTGATTGGTGATTCGGTGCTTGCCATTTATTCTCCTTGAATAGATGTTACTAGGGATTTCTTTGTGTCTCTAAAGGCACGGACTTTCATTGCTAACTCTATACCTTTCCAACCTTGTTTGATGTCAACGAAATGCAGTTCACATTTACCACTACCTGCTGGTAGATGGACAATGATTCCCTTATCTTGATTGACGCCACCCCAACTACTACGGACTGCCGTAGCGGGGTTATACGGCAGGCCGTGCGCATACACGGCTAACTGCATAGCAATTTTATTTGGGTAGGAAATACTACCAGTCTTTAAGTCAGAGATAAACAACTCACCTTTGTATTCAACTATGCGGTCAGGTGTGCCAGCAATCTTGTACTTATCTAACACACAAAACTGTTCAATGAATACATTATTAAAGTGTTTAGTTGCATCAGCGTATGCTTGTATGTCTGCAACATAATCTTCTGGTATTACGCCAAGGTCTTCACCTCTGTCGTGTTTCTCTGTCAGTGTATGAATTGCTGTACCTATTGTAGCCTGCGCTGTTGCACCTGCTGCTGTCATAGCATCTTCAACCAACTTATCCATCTCTAACTTGTTGTCTCTCGCTGCACTTGCAGCCAACAGTAAGTCAGGACGCAGTGTTAATCCTGCTGCAGCCATGCGTAACTTCCATGCTACTAATGCAGTGCCATCATCTAATGAACCTGCAACTGTAGTAGTCCGTGTATACGGCACAGGTTTACCACCTTTAGGTGGAACAACCATAGGTCTGCCGTATCTATCTCTTGATATTTCTACTTCTGACATAACTCTCCCTTGTTCATAGGTCAGGAGGGTGGGAACAAGGAGAGAACCGAAACCCCACCACTCCTAACCCACACATCATAGCATGCCAGGTGTCATGCATTGATGTCATTGCCACAGTGAGGGCAAAGTTTTTCTCGTTTCTTATATACTTCATGCATGATGTTGTCTTTGTAATCTTGATGCACATATATCTTACATCTATTGCGTGTTTTTACTGCACGCACAATAGCACCTGACTGATGCAGTACTGATAACGTACCACTAGTAGTACCATGATGCCAACCTGTTACCACTGCTAACTCTTTCCAAGTAGCACCATTAACACCTTGACTTTTTAAATACTTCAACGCTAACACCTGGTGGTTTTCTTCCCGACCAGATTCAATGTTATCTACAGCACGAGCCTTAGATGTATCAGTACCTGACCATCCAGCCGTACCTTTGTATGGTCTATAAGGTACGTACTCTGCCATTAGTTATCTTCTTCTATGTCTTCTAACATTTTATCTAACACTATTTGTGCTGCTTTAGAAGCATATTTTAGTTTATCTTCTAGTTCTTTACTCATTAGTAATCTTCTTCTACATCGTTAACTTCTGTCTGGTCAATGGTGTAATCACCATCATGGAATGATACATCTACATTGTCTACGAACATAGACTCTGCTTCATCTGCATCTTCTGCTTCTACTTGGAAGGTACCAGTGATTGTAAATGTACCACCATATCTTGATGTAAGTTTGTGTGAGCCAATGCGTTCGAGTAACTCATTGACGTCAGACTTAGTGACTGTTTGCTCACCGTCTTCCCATTCAACTTCACTAAAGAAGTCACGGACGTTCTCTTTAATACTACGGATAGTTTGGTATTGCTTGTTGAGTAAGTCGTTGAGTTCATCTATACCCTTTGCTTTCTCAATGTAACGTGATACTTCGCCCTCAGTATAGGTTACATTAGGTGTACCCTCAACTGTTGACATGATTGTGATTGTGTTCATGTGTTCCTCTCGTTGTTTGATGTCCCGTGTGCGCCACTGGCGGGACCACCCAGTGAAAGGCAGCAACTGTATAGGAAATGAACGGAAACTATACAGTTCTGATGCGCTTTACCCTCGATAGGTAAACCTATACTAGCAGAGATAAAGCCTTAGTCTTTACTCTGTCATTGCGTCCACTCAAGGTGGCGGCGGCAAGGCGGCTCGCGCCACCTGTCGCATAGTGGTCAGCATGTTCTACTACTGCATGCCATGCACCAAAGGCTGTGCCTCTGATGTTTTCTTGTGTTTCTGATTCGCTATAGATTGACCATGCTTTAGCACGGGCATCTTTAGCAATTGTCTGTTGCTTACGCTCACCTCTGGTGAGTAAGTCGTATGGCTTATCTTCCACTGTAGTAGGTAGAGGCCATACTGCCTTGAAGAAGTTAACTGTCTGCTCACGTGTCATCTTACGCTTGAGCAGTACATCTGCTGTCAACTCATAGTCTTGGATGGCAGTATAAGTTAGGTTAGTAATGTTGCGTATGTCTTTGATAGACAACTCTTGGTTAGTTGTATGAGTCATACGATATGTATACTCATTGTACTTGCGCTTCTGATTGTTACTAATCAAGCCGTTGATTTGATTGGCGCAGAACAAACGCTCAATCACTGGCTTGATTACTACTGATGATGAACCATCATGTGATGTTTTAACTAATAAGAATGCAGCATGTGGGTCATTGGCTACGTTGATACCTTGCGGTAATTCAAGTAGCATCCAGATGTTAGAGCCTTCATTGAACTCACCTGCTGCAGTGTATCGTGCATCACCTGAGTCTACTAGTGCATCTAATGCATTAAATACTTCCATGTTTTGTACCATCTTGTACTTAGTACCGACAATACCAATGACTGTGTTGTTATCCTCACGGATAATAGCCTGCTTCTTATGTATGTCTACATAGGTGGCTGGTGTTACACCATGTTCATCAATACTTAGTGGTGTCAGGATTCCTTTTAGTTCACCTGTGCGTACAGTCCAGTTAAGTCCTGCTTGTGTGGCTGCATCACGAGCAGAGGTAGCCTCAACTGCAGTGCCACCTCTTACCCATGCTGACCTATGTTTACTTGCTACTGTCATCTGATTCTCCAAAGATTCCTGCTGTTACACGTGGATGTAGTTCCAAGCGCATGCTATTGAATGCACCAACAGGCCAGTTAGTTTGGAACACTCGGCTTAATAGTGTTGCCAATGAATAGCCTTGTGCTAGTGCTGGTTTCAATGCTTCATCTGCTTTACCATCTTGATGCTTTTCATAGTATGTAAGAGCAAGCAATGTAGTAGGTGCAGCAATGTACTTAGCGGGTGCATGCTTTGTTAAGAACTCAAAGCATAGTCTAGCCTTCTCTTCTGCTGGGTCATACATTCCTAGTGCATAGTCACGCACTTGAATATCTTTGAGTGCTAGTATAACAGCGGCTGTTGTGATAGATAGTTCATCTTCACTTGTTTCTTTACTCAAGTCAAAGTTAGTATAGAAATCTTCTACTAACCTAGCAGCGCTTTGTTGTTCAGGTGTACCCAT